CACTTTTTCCTGTAACTTTTGGTAATCTTCTTCGGTCATCTACCTCTAAAGTGTAATTTTTAACCAAGGAAATAATGGGTCGATTACTCCGATAAGTCGAAGTAAACCTTCAGCAAAAAGTGCAAGAACAACCCAACCAACACACATACTGATAATTCCAGCATTGCGATTATGTTTTCGTATGGCATCATCAATCATCTCCTGCACTTCACTACGACTTACATAATCATCGTCATAGGGACTCATCATTTTATTTCTCCACTTCATCTCCAAGAATTTTTGATAGGGGATCACTTTCTCCCTTTACAATTGCACATGCTCGTGTATAAAACATATTGTTTGTATTTCCAGATTCTTCGAAGGTCTTTTTGACTTTCACCCAGTTATTATAGGTGTGCTCGTCCATAAGATTTTATTTGAAATACTTACTAGCTATACTAGTCAGTATTTTAAAAGTGTCAACTTTGTGTTGAATTACACAAAGTGTTGAAGAAATTATAAAGGAAAGTGAGGGATTCGAACCCTCGGAGGCTACTAACCCCTTCAGTTTTCAAGACTGACGCAATCGACCACTCTGCCAACTTTCCAAGTTTTATCGAACCTCAAAGTCCAATTTACGAACTTTGCGTTGTCGTCTTTGTTCTTGCCACTCAATATCTTGTTGCGACAAGACTCCTTTTTTATTTTTGGATTGATAGGAGTTTAGCATAACAATATTCGACAAGTCAAGTGCAGAAATTTTATCTCCACGTATTGTTGCCATATTTGGACAACCACAAGAAACTGTTTTATTCTGATGCCCCTCCAACTCCCTACCACAGGAGCGGCATCTAATCTTTATATTATCCATTGTATTGTTCTAAACTTCTTCAGTTTTTCAGTTATTTATCTAATATGTATTCCACAGTAGTAGCAACATCATTCATTGCATCTCTCAAATCAGGTTGCTGACCAGAATGACACTCGGAAGAAGTGGGAGATCCTTTTGATGTTTCTTCATAAAGAGTCCATCTCCACTGACCCATACTTTTAGAATACCACAGATTAATCTTCATTTAAATTTTCCCGACCAATCAACTTATATATCTTCTGCATCTCACACATCATTTGCATATACTCGTTTTCTAAATCTTCAATACGATATTGAAGTTTTTCTACAAGCTCATATAAACTTTTACAATCAGAAATATTTTCTTCACCCCTATCAGTTTCCTGATAAAACCATTGCAGCATCTTTTTTACTTTCTTTTTCATAGAAAAGGGGAACTAAATGTTCCCCAGTATACTATTACTATTTAAGGGTGTCAACAGCAGCAAGTGCTTTCTGACGTAGACCCTCAGGAAGAGGAACATAACCCAGAGAATCAGACTTTGCCTGTGCTTTCTCACTCAACATATAACGAAGAGTTGTTTTCACATTCTCATTCTGAGGTGCTTCAGGGTATGCAAGAATCCAAGTCAGGGAGACGATAGGATAAGCATTTGCACCTGCGGGGTTAGCATCAGCACCACGCAACTGAGAGTCAAGAACAATCTCACCAAGTCCAGCAGAAGCTGTTTCGGCAGATGCCTTAACGAAGTTTCCTGCTTTGTTCTGAAGAGCAGGTTGTTGAAGTCCACCATTCTTCACATAGTCGTAATTGACATATCCGATAGAACCAGGAGTTTGCTTCAGTTGTGCTGCAACACCAGAGTTACCTTTGGCACCAACACCAACAGGCCACTTCACTGCTTTACCTGTACCAACCTTTGCTTTCCACTCTGGAGAGAATGCTGACAGAGAGTTAGTGAAACCTTTGGTAGTACCAGAACCATCAGAACGATGAACGACCTTGATGGCACCATCGGCACAACCGAAGGTAGACCAGTTAGTAATCTTGCCAAGGAATACATCAGCAAGTTGAGTTTGAGTAATCTTGGCATCACAACCAGGATTATTATAAGCAGGAACGATAGCACCACCAGTCATAGGAATGTGAACCACTCCAAACTCAGGTTGCTTCTCATCCTTTACGGCACCATCAGAGGCACCAAAGTCAACGGTCTTTGCAGTGTACTGACGGACACCAGCACCACTACCAACTGCTTGATAGTTCACTTGGTTGCCAGTTTCTTTAGCAAAGTCACTCAACCATGCTGTATAGATTGCAGCAGGAAAAGATGCTCCTGCACCACTCAACTTAAATGTTTCCTTTACTTCTGCAGTTTGATTAGAACCACAAGCCACCATTAGAGGGGTGGCTGCTGCAACTACTGCGATTGCTTTGAGTTTCATATATCTATTATCAGAACTTGTACTTGGTGCCGACTTCAACTTTCCAGTCACGGGTAGAATCTTCGTTGAAGATGTTCTCCCACTTACCATAAGCAGAAAACTTATCAGTGATCTTTACTTTACTACCAATTTCAAGGGCAGTGAAAGTTTCTTGCTCTCCACCATCAGGAGAAGTAAATCCTGCACCACCTTCAATATAAGGAGAGAAGTTATTCATTTTCCACTCATATCCGACTCGACCCTGATGAACTGCCTTGGAGAAATCTTCATCAGTTCCTTTAAATTCATGCTTGGACTCTACATAGGGTCCTGCAAGGGCAGGTGTCGCCAGTGCAGATGCTGCCAGTGCGGCAAGTGCGATTGCTTTCATTTGAAATTCCTTTTGTAATGTTTTCGGGTTTGTCCGTTGAAGACCTTAGTATTATAACAGTGTCTTCAGATTCTGTCGTTAAGAGACTATTAATAAACAAACCTCTGTATTTAAACCAGTTTAATCTAAATTTAACATAAAAAAAGGACCCTCGTTAGAGGATCCCGATTTTTTTATCTGATTGATTATCAGAAGGAGTACTTAACACCAGCCTTGGTGCCGTAACCAGTGTCGTTGTCACCAGTGATGAACGAAATTTCACCATAGAGACTCAGAGCATCGGTCAGTGCAACAGAAGCACCACCCTTACCGGAGAACTCAACTTCGGTTTCAGCACCGTCAGGAGAGACGAGAGCAGGACCACCTTGGATGTACCAAGCAGCAGATTCACCCAGAGGACCTTCGTATCCTACGTGAGCATCGGTTACAGTTCCTTGATAGTCGCTGCCGACGAAACCAGAGTTGGCTTCGACATTCACGTAAGGACCTGCAAAAGCAGCACCAGCGGACATGGAGAGAGCAGCAGTTGCTGCGAATACAGATTTGATCATTTGTTAATACCTCGTTATTTTCTCGCAGAGTAATATACCTGCGGATGGAAAGAGACTCGACGTGTCTCTGTTAAAAACTTCGTGATTCAGCGAGTAGTTGAGGCTTCTTCACTTGGTTATTTATAAAGTTTTACAACAATCGGGAATAATCCCGAAGCGGAAGACGAGATTCGAACTCGCAACCAACAGCTTGGAAGGCTGTGACTCTACCGTTGAGTTACTTCCGCAAGGTATGGGGGCATTAGAGGTCCCCCAATACACTTCCTTCACACGGACAAAGGAAGTATAAGACAAGATCGTAACCTTGTCAAGCCACTTACCCGACTTGAACGGGTGACCTGATAATTACAAATTACCTGCTCTATCCAGCTGAGCTAAAGTGGCAGACTCCCCCGACTGGAATCGAACCAGTAACCCCAAAGTTAACAGCTTCGTGCTCTGCCTGATTGAGCTACAGGGGATTGTTTGCCTTTTCTTCTTTTTTGACCTTGAAGTAAAGACTATAATATCTTTTCTTCATTTCGTCAATAGTATCCAAGTCTTTACCAAAACCCATATATTTGAGATATTGGTAGACACCTTCTAGCTCACCTATGAATAAAAGAAGATTAGTTGAATCTTGTGGCCTTCCACCAAACTTGTATCTATCGAGATTGTCCATAAAAGAAAAAAGGACAACAGGCACGGCTGGGGTCGAACCAGCAATCTACCGCTTAGAAGGCGGGGGCATTATCCATTATGCTACGTGCCCTTGTTGACCCTCATATTATAAGGGATTAAACTGTATCTGTCAACCTTCTTCTGCGGTCTCTTCTTCTGCTGATTCTTCGGTGACTTCTGGTTCTGACAGTGTGACTCCGACTGCTTCCAGATATTCAATCGCACCTTGCGTTTTCAAGAACAACTCTCTGGTTCTTGTAGATTGATTTCCTAAATTATCCAAATCTGATGCAAGTTTGGATCTTTGCTCAAGGAGTTGTGTTAAATGATTTTGCTGTTCGTTCATTTCAATTTTATCAA